CAGCCTTCCAGCGGGTGGCTGTTCAACAGCATTGCCAACAAGCACGCGGATGCCATGGACAACTACCCGGAGCCGAACGTGCTGCCGAGAGCGGCGGACGATGAGGAGACGGCGAGGACCCTTTCCAAGGTGATCCCGGCGGTGCTGGAGCAGTGCAACTACGAGCAGGTGTACAGCGACACATGGTGGCGCAAGCTCAAGACCGGTACCGGCGTGAAGGGCATCTTCTGGGACCCGGTGCTGCGGGGCGGGCTTGGAGACATCAGCATCCAGAGCGTGAATTTGCTGATGCTGTACTGGGCACCGGGGGTGGAGGGTATTCAGCAGTCGCCGCACCTGTTCAGTTTGAGCCTTGAGGACAACGAGCAGCTGGTGGGGCGCTTCCCGCAGACGGAGGGGCGCACCGGCAAGGGGCTGGATGTGGGGCAGTACATCCACGATGACAGCATTGACACCACCGACAAGAGCGTGGTGGTGGACTGGTACTACAAGAAGGCGCAGCCCGGCGGACAGACGGTGCTGCACTACTGCAAGTACTGCAACGGCGTGGTGCTGTATGCCAGCGAGAACGACCCGCAGCTGGCGCAGCGGGGCTTTTACGACCATGGAAAGTACCCCTTTGTGTTTGACCCGCTGTTCATGGAGGAGGATTCCCCGGCGGGGTTTGGGTACATCGACGTGATGAAGGACACCCAGACCGCCATTGACGAGATGAACCACGCCATGGACGAGAACGTGAAGCTGGCGGCAAAGCAGCGCTTTGTGCTGAGCGACACGGCGGGGGTGAACGAGAAAGAGCTGGCGGACTTTAGCAAGGACATCGTGCACGTTGTAGGGCGGCTGAACAGCGACAGCTTTATGCCGTTACAGACGAACGTGTTGAGCGGCAACTGCATGAACTACCGGGATGCCCGGGTGAGCGAGCTGAAGGAAGTGAGCGGCAACCGGGACGTGAGCCAGGGCGGAACCACCAGCGGTCTGACCGATGCCAGTGCCATTGCGGCGTTACAGGAGGCGGGCAGCAAGCTGAGCCGGGACATGCTGAAGAGCGCGTACCGGGCGTTTGCGAAGGAGTGCTACCTGATCATTGAGCTGATGCGGCAGTTCTACGACGAGCAGCGGGTATACCGCATTACCGGCGAGAGCGGCGGGGTGGAGTATGCCACCTTCAGCGCGTAGCAGCTGCGCGGAGTGCCCGGCGGCGTCGTGGGCGGGGTGCAGCTGGGCGACCACGAACCGGTGTTCGACATTGTGGACGGAAAGATGAACCTGCAGTATTTCGCTGCAACGGGGGCGACCGCTGCCAGCGGCAGAAACAGGGAGCCGAGGTTGGGGCCGTGGCCAGCAGGACACGAGTGCCGCTCAAGGCACGAAGTGGACGCTGGAAGCCACAACCCGTTTGGTGGCATGGATCTGCAGCTGTTTGCAGATGGTGACGGTGGCGCTGCCGGAGAGGGCGGCGCAGAGGCAACCCCGGCGGAACAGCCCCCTCAGCTGAGCGGTCAGCCGGAGATGCAGCCGCAGAAAGGTGAGAAGCCGACCGAGGAGAAGCCGCAGGAGCAGAAGGCGGAAAAGACCCCGGAGGAAAAGCGCAAGGCCTTTGGGGCGCTGGTGCGGGACGGCGGCGAGTACAGCGACATTTTCAACGAGGTGATGCAGCAGGCCATCATCAAGGCGGGCGAGGCGGTGCACGCGGACCCCAAGGCGGCTGCCCTGCGGCAGGCGCTGAGCGAGGCATACGGCGTGGACGGCGAGGACGTGGACGGACTGATCGAGGCCGTGAAGAACGGAAAGGTGAAGGACGAGGCCTACTACGAGGAGCTGGCGCAGCAGCGGGGCGTGAGCGTGAAAACGGCGCGGGAGCTGGACAAGATGGAGAGCGACCTGCGCAGAGCGAACGACCAGAACGCAAAGCTGCAGGCAGCACAGCAGGAGGCGGCGCGGCAGCAGCGGGCGGCACAGATCCGGGCACAGTGGGATGCCCAGGCGGCGCAGCTGAAAGCCCAGTACCCGGACTTTGATCTGGGCGAGGTGCTGGCGAACGAACAGGTGGGCGAGCTGATGCGGCGTGGCGTGAGCCTGCCGGACGCATACCGGGCGGCCTACTTTAACCACATTATGGAGCAGGCTACTGCACGCACCGCCCAGACCGTGGAGCAAGGCGTGACGGCGCGGATCCAGCAGCGGGCGGCAAGACCCGGCGAGAACGGCACCCGCCCCGGCGGCGCGGTGACCACCAAGTTTGACATCAGCAACACCACCCGCCGACAGCGGGAGGAGCTGGAACGCCGGGCACGGCGGGGAGAGAAAATTGTACTGTGATTTCCCACGCGAGGGCGTGAGAAAGATAAACCTTTGAAGGAGGACACAAGAATGAAGTGGAAGAAGATGAACCTGCAGCAGTTTGCGGATGCCCACGAGCAGCTGCAGAACACCACCGGCTCCAGCGGTATGACCGCGGAGATGAAGACCTTTTACGAGAAGCGCCTGATCGATCAGGCAGAGCCGCGCCTTGTGCACGACCAGTTTGCAGATTACTACCCCGTGCCCCAGAACGGCGGCAAGACCATCGAGTTCCGCAAGTACGACAGCCTGCCCAAGGCCAGCACTCCGCTGACCGAGGGTGTTACCCCCAACGGTCAGGCCCTGAACGTGACCAGCATCACCAGTGACCTGCACCAGTACGGCGGCTGGACCCCGCTGACCGATGTGCTGCAGATGACCGCCATCGACAACAATGTGGTGCAGGCTACCCGCGTGCTGGCAAGTCAGGCCGGCCGCACCATGGACAGCATCACCCGCGATGTGCTGGCGGGCGGCACCAATGTCATCTATGCCCCGAAGCTGGGCGCAGACGGCACCGAGACCGCCGTTACCAGCCGCAAGGCGCTGGACAAGAGCTGCACCCTGACCCCGAAGCTGTTCTTTCAGGCAGCGGCGCAGCTGGGCGCAATGAACGCCGACCCCATCGGTGACAGCTACGTTGCCATCATCCACCCCTATGCGGCCTACGACCTCAAGACCTGCAAGGAGTTCATGGAGGTGCACAAGTACGCCGACCCCGACACCATGTTCCGCGGCGAGATCGGCAAGCTGGGCAACATCCGCTTTATCGAGACCAGCGAGGCCAAGATCTGGAAGGATGATACCTGCCCGACGGGTCTTGCGGTGTTCGGTACGCTGGTGCTGGGCGCCCACGCCTACGGCGTGACCGAGCTGGAGGGCGGCGGTCTGGAACACATCGTCAAGCAGCTGGGCTACGGCGACGACCCGCTGAACCAGCGCGCCTCTGTGGGCTGGAAGGGCATGCGCGCCGCCGAGCGTCTGGTGGAGCAGTACATGGTGCGCATCGAGAGCGTGTCCAGCTACTCTGCCACCGCTGCCGCCAACTAAGGAGGTGCCCATGGCTGAAAAGAATGTGCGCATCCGGCTGTTCAAGGACAACAGCCGCTACAAGGGCGATCTGTTCGTCAGCGTCAACGGCGTGAACTACAAGATCCGCCGGGGCGTGGAGGTGGAGGTGCCGCCCGCTGTGGCCGAGGTGCTGGAGCACAGCCAGCGTCAGGACGAGCTGACCGCTGCCCGCATTGCCGCTGCGGAGAACGCGGCGCAGTAAAATCTGCAATATCAACGCTGCCCGGCTGGGAGAAATGCCCCCGGCCGGGCTTTTTATAAAAAGGATGTGATGAGATGACCATAGGAGAGGCTTTGGAGCGTGCCGAGCAGCTGCGCCCCAACTGCCGCATTGAAACCGAGACCCGGCTGCAATGGCTGCGGGAGGCGGACGCCCTGCTGCGCACAAAGCTGTTTGACCGCAGCGCAGCCGGGACGTTTGACGCCGTGGGCGCAGACCGTCCATGGGAGCAGCCGGTGCAGGACGACCAGACGCTGCTGGCACCGCCGCCCTTTGATGCCCTGTACCCGCACCTGCTGTGTGCGCAGATGGATGCTGCCTTGGGCGAGACCGACCGCTACGCCGGGGAGCAGGCGCAGTACAACGCCCTGTATGCAGAGCTGGCGGTCTGGCTGCGGCAGAACTACCCGCCCCGCAGCCGGGCGCAGTGGCGTTGGTAAGGGGGTGAAGCGATGGTACTGGCAGACAGAATGCGGCTTGCCAACACCCGGCAGCTGCTGCGGGCCTTTGGCGGCCTGAATGAGACCTACGGCTGTTCGGAGGCAGAGTACAGCGCCGGAGTGAACTTTTCCACCCGGGATTTTCCCGCACTGAGCACCCGCACGCCCCGCCGCAAACTGCGGGCGCTGACCGGACTGAACGGGATGTACCACCTGAACGGCCTGCTGACCGTCTGCGGGCGGGACATCGTTTATACCCCGGACGATGCCGCCGTCCCGCCGGTGACGAAGCTGGACGCCGTGACCGATGGCCGCAAGGCGCTGGTGGGCATTGGCACAAAGATCCTGATCTTCCCGGACAAGCTGGCCTTTGACACGGCAGACGGCAGCGTGACCGCACTGGGAGCACTGTGGACGGCGGCGGGCAAAAGCGTGACCTTTGCCCCCTGCGATGCCGCAGGCAAGACCTATCAGGTGGAGGCCTTTGGCCGGGACGAGCCCGCCGAACCGGCAGACGGACAGCTGTTTTTAAAGGTAGAGGATGCCGACCATCCGTGGAGGTACGACAGCACGCTGGAGATGTACAGCAAAAACTCTGGCAGCTGGGCAGCCATCCCGCTGGAATACTGCCGTATCACGGCGGCAGGGCTGGGCAAGCTGTTCCGGCAGTGGGACACCGTGACCGTGCAGGGCGCAGCCGCCGAGGCGGCGGGGCAGAACCCAGAGCTGAACGGAGACCAAATCGTGTATGACGTGGGCGAGGACTGGCTGCGGGTGCGCTGCACCCCACAGGGCGAGTATTTCTACGGCACACTGGTGCAGAACGCCGCCGCCGCCCAGTGGCAGAGCATGGATGGCAAGCAGTGCCGCAGTGTGAGAGCTGCACAGACGGTATCCATGG